ATGAACGAGACACCTGAACCAACCGGCTTGCCGGACCAATTGGTGACCCAATCCGTAGACGAGGTTTTGGAAGACCTGACGGTGATGGCCCGAGAACTGACGGCACAGGTCAGACGGGAATGGCGGCGCGTTATCGCAGACCAGTCGGTCGCGCCGGACTTCAAGACGAAGCTGAAGAGCGATCTACAGCACCTGTTGAACACAAGCAGAGACGCGGAAGGAAAACTTGATGAATACCGCAGAAAGCGTGCCGGGCGCGCCGCAGAATACGCCGTTGATCTTGGAGCGGCCCGGCTTGAGATCAGGCGCCGCCTTGATCGCATCCGCGACGGACGAGATCCGCGAGGCGTTTCTTGAGGGGCTGAGCGACGAGGAGGCCTCGGCGCTGCCGTTCCTGTTCGATTTCTGGGCGCATCCGCATCAATTGCCGCCTGCGGGCGATTGGCGGTCCTGGGTGATCATGGGCGGACGCGGCGCGGGCAAGACCCGCGCGGGCGCAGAGTGGGTCCGGATGATGGTCGAGGGCGACATGCCGGGCGACGAGGGCCGTGCGCGGCGCGTGGCGCTGGTGGGTGAGACCTTTGACCAAGTGCGCGACGTGATGATTTTTGGCGATAGCGGGATACTGGCGTGCTCTCCGCCTGACCGCCGACCTGAATGGCAGGCGACGCGGCGGCGGCTGGTTTGGCCCAATGGGGCCATTGCCGAGGCGCATAGCGCGTCCTCGCCGGAGCATATGCGTGGGCCGCAGTTTGACGCGGCTTGGGTGGATGAGCTGGCCAAGTGGACCAAGGCGCGGGAGGCCTATGACCAGTTGCAGTTCGCGCTGCGTCTGGGGGACCGCCCGCAGCAGGTGATTACGACCACGCCACGCAATGTGACGGTGCTGAAACAGATACTGGATGCGGGGTCGACGGTGGTGACCCATGCGCCGACCGAGGCCAACAAGGACAACCTTGCGGCTTCCTTCCTTGAAGAAGTGCGCCGCCGCTATGGCAACACGCGGATGGGGCGTCAGGAATTGGACGGCATTTTGCTGGACGATCTGGACGGGGCCTTGTGGACGGCGTCAATGCTGGAGGATTTGCGGGTGACGGAGTTGCCCGAGTTCGAGCGGGTGGTGGTCGCGGTGGACCCGGCTGTGTCGTCTAAGAAGGCGTCGGACGCCTGCGGCATCGTGGTGGCTGGGTTGGTGCGGTCCGGCAAGGACTGGGAGGCTGTGGTGATCGAAGATGCGACCGTTGAGGGGGCGTCGCCCACAGGCTGGGCCCATGCGGCCTTGGCAGCTTACGAGCGGCACGGTGCGGACCGGATCGTGGCGGAGGTGAACCAAGGGGGCGATCTGGTGGAGACGTTGATCCACCAGCTGGACCCTATGGTGCCGTACCGGTCGGTCCATGCCTCGCGGGGCAAGGCGGCGCGGGCGGAGCCTGTGGCGGCATTGTATGAACAGGGGCGGGTGAAGCATTTCGGCGCGTTGGGGCCGTTGGAAGACCAGATGTGCCAGATGACGGTGACGGGGTTTCAGGGCTCCGACTCGCCGGACCGCGTGGACGCGTTGGTCTGGGCGTTGACGGAACTGATGGGGGCAAGTGCACCGCAGGCGCGGATACGCACGCTATAGAGCACCGTACGGTGGTTTAATGTGATGTTAGGGGCAGTGAGTTAGATTGCCCTTAACGACGCGATGAGAGGGCTTTGGCCCTGATGCGACAGACAATCGAGGCCCCCATGGATTGCACCACGGGGGCCTTTTCTTTTTGGACGAACAGGAGCCGGATGATGGTGTTTGACTTTTTGCGGCGTGGCCAGACTGAAGTGGGGCGGGCGGAGGTGCCGGAAGCGAAGGCCTCGGCCACGGGCAAGGTGCTGGCTTATGGCGGGCGCGGCATTGCCTGGAGCCCACGAGACACGCCGTCGCTGACGCGGTCCGGCTTTGCAGCGAACCCTGTGGGGTTCCGGTCGGTCAAGATGATCGCGGAGGCGGCTGCGGCGCTGCCGCTGGTGTTGCAGGACGGCGCGCAGCGCTATGACACGCACCCTGTTCTGGGACTGATGTCGCGGCCCAATCAGGCGCAGGGGCGGGCTGAGATGCTGGAGGCTCTGTATGGCCAGCTGCTGCTGTCGGGGAACGGGTATCTGGAGGCCGTGGGCCTTGGGGATGGCGTTCCGGTGGAGTTGCATGTGCTGCGCTCTGACCGGATGAGCTTGGTGCCCGGCGCGGATGGCTGGCCTGCGGCGTATGAATACGCAGTGGGCGGGCGTAAGCACCGCTTTGACATGACGGGGGAGCTGGCGCCGGTTTGCCATATCCGCAGTTTCCACCCGCAAGACGACCATTACGGGTTCTCGCCCTTGCAGGCGGCGGCGACGGCGATTGACGTGCATAACAGCGCCTCGCGCTGGTCCAAGGCATTGCTGGACAACGCGGCGCGGCCTTCGGGCGCGATAGTTTACAAGGGCGGTGACGGCCAGCAGGCGATGACCAACGACCAGTTCGAGCGGTTGCAGGTCGAGATGGAGGCGCATCATCAGGGCGCGCGGAATGCGGGGCGTCCGATGCTTCTGGAAGGCGGTCTGGACTGGAAGCCGATGGGGTTCTCGCCCTCGGACATGGAGTTCCAGAAGACCAAGGAAGCCGCGGCGCGCGAGATTGCGCAGGCCTTCGGGGTGCCGCCGATGCTGCTGGGGATACCGGGCGATGCGACCTATGCAAACTACGCGGAAGCGAACCGTGCCTTCTATCGCCTGACGGTGTTGCCGATGGCGGGCAAGGTGCTGGGGGCGGTGTCGCACTGGCTGGGGGAGTTGTCCGGCGAGGCGGTGACGCTGTCGGCTGATCTGGACCAGATCCCCGCCTTGGGAGTGGAGCGGGTAGCTCAGTGGAAGCGGGTGGCGAACGCGGACTTCCTGAGCGACGCGGAGAAGCGGGTGCTGCTGGGACTGCCTGCGGAGCCTAGCTGATGGAGGACAAGGACCGCCCGCATAAGGGCGGCGGATCGCGATACCTCTACGAGCCGTTTCAAAGCGGCGTCGAGGCAGCCCCGTTGCTGAAGCTGGAAGCGCTGGAGCGGGTGCAGGCGGAACGCTGGACCGCGCTGGACTACCGGCTGGGGCAGATCGAGACGCGGCTGGAGCGTCTGGACAGGCGGGTCTGGCTGACGATCTTCGGGGTGGCTGCGGCTGTTCTAAAGGAAACTGTGACCGGTGTTTTGTTGCCGTGACTGAACAGGGAAATACTATGATGTCAAACTATTACGGGCCGGAGCTGGAGCGCAAGTTTTGCCAGATCGGAGATCAGGTGGAGCTTGGCGCGGATGCCACTATCACGGGCTATGCCTCGCTGTTTGGCGAAGTGGATCAGGGCGGCGATGTGGTGGCCAAGGGGGCCTACGGCGCGTCGCTGGAGCACCTGGCGTCGAGTGGCACCAAGGTCAAGCTGCTGTGGCAGCATGACCCCGCCCAGCCGATTGGTGTCTGGGACGAAGTGCGCGAGGACGCGCGGGGCTTGTACGTCAAGGGGCGGCTGCTGACCGAGACGCGGCAGGGGTTCGAGGCTGCGGCCTTGATCGAGGCCGGCGCGATCGACGGGCTGTCCATCGGATACCGGACGGTGAAGGCCGAACGGGATGCCAAAGGCCGGAGGCACTTGGCAGAGCTGGAGTTGTGGGAGGTGTCCTTGGTGACCTTCCCGATGCTTCAAAAGGCGCGGGTGGGGGCGAAGGCCGACGACCTCGCGTTGAATACATCGGCGCAGGATTTGGCGGGCGTTTTCCGCACCTTGCGCCACACGCTCAGCGACGCCTGAGCACCTAACGAAGCAACATGCAGGACATGACATGACCAAACCCGAGACAAAGTCCCGGGCCGGAGGGCGTATGCCCGATGGCAACGCTCCGGCTTTTGATTTGGCCGAGGAGATGGCCGGATTTATGAATGATTTCGGCCAGTTTCAGGCCGATGTTAAATCCCGACTTCAAACACAGGAAGACCGTATGACCCATCTGGATCGCAAGAATTTCGCCCGCGCGGCACGCCCCGCACTGTCCACCGCCGTCGAGGCCGAGGTGCCTCACCAGAAGGCCTTTCAGGCCTATCTACGAAGTGGCGATGACGATGGTCTGCGCGGTCTCGAAGTTGAGGCAAAAGGGTTGACCACCGCCGTGGCTGCTGATGGTGGCTATCTGGTGGACCCGCAGACGTCGGACACTGTGGCGACGGTGCTGCGCTCGTCCGCTTCGCTGCGTGCGATTGCCAATGTGGTGAACGTGGAGGCCACGTCCTACGACGTGCTTGTGGACCATACCGAGCTGGGCTTTGGCTGGGCCACGGAGGCGGCGGCGACCGAGACGGACACGCCACAATTCGACCGCATCTCGATCCCGCTGCACGAGCTGTCGGCGCTGCCGAAAGCATCACAACGCTTGCTGGATGACGCTGCGTTTGACGTGGAAGGCTGGCTTGCGGGCCGCATCGCGGACAAGTTCGCGGCGGCTGAGGCGGAAGCGTTCATCAAGGGCGACGGCGTGGACAAGCCCAAAGGGTTCCTGACGCATACCGCCGTGCCGGATGCAGGCTGGACCTGGGGCAATATCGGCTACATCGCGACCGGCGTGGATGGCGATTTTGCCTCCGGCACACCGGCGGAGAGCATTGTGGACTTGGTGTATTCGCTGGGTGCACGCTATCGCGCTAATGCGGCGTTTGTAATGAACTCCAAGACAGCGGGGGCCGTGCGCAAGATGAAGGACGCGGACGGGCGCTTCTTGTGGTCGGACGGTCTGGCGGCGGGCGAGCCTGCGCGACTGATGGGCTATCCGGTGCTGATCGGCGAGGACATGCCGGATATCGCGTCGGGAACTACGGCGATTGCGTTCGGTGACTTCACCAAGGGCTACACCGTTGCGGAGCGCCCAGATTTGCGCATCCTGCGTGACCCGTTCTCGGCCAAGCCGCATGTGCTGTTCTATGCGACCAAGCGCGTGGGCGGCGATGTGTCGGACTTTGCTGCGATCAAGCTGCTGAAGTTCGCGGTCTCTTGAGCGGGCGGGTCGGGCGTGGAGCATCCCGCCCGACCCCCATTCCCTGATTTTTGAAACAGACCCGTTTGGAGATGGATGATGGAGCTGGTTGATCTGACCACCACCCCCACCGAGGCTTTGCCCTTGGACGCGTTCAAGGCGCATTTACGGCTGGGGTCGGGCTTTGCTGACGCGAGCCTGCAAGACGACGTGCTGGACGGGTATCTCCGTGCGGCGCTGGCAGCGATCGAAGCACGCACCGGCAAGATTTTGTTCGAGCGGGTCTTGCAATGGCGCCGGACCCGATGGGCAGCCTACGGGCATCAACCGCTGCCGGTGGCACCGGTGACGGCGATTGCCAGCGTTGCGTTGCGCCGTGCGGATGGCGTGGTGGGCGAGATAGCCGAAGAGCTGTACGGGCTGGAGCGCGACACGCATCGCCCGCGCTTGTTCGCTTTGGGCCGCAGCCTGCCTGCGATTGCGGAAGGTGGCGAAGGTGTTGTGACGTTTACGGCGGGCTATGGCCCTGCTTGGGACGACATTCCAGCCGACCTGCAACAGGCAGTGCAGCTGTTAGGTGCGTATTATTACGAGCACCGCGATGATTTGAGCGGTCCGGATGGTGTGATGCCGTTTGGCGTGGTGTCGCTGCTGGAGCCGTATCGCAACATCCGTGTGCTGGGTGCGCGCGCATGAGCGTGGAGTTGAACAGACGCCTGACGTTGGAACACGCGGTCCGTGTGGCGGACGGGGCAGGTGGCTACACCGAGGCTTGGGTTGCCTTGGGCGATCTGTGGGCGCGGGTCAAGGCGGGGTCCGGCCGCGAGCGGTTCGGGGCGGGGGTGACGGTGTCGACCGTGCCTTACCGGATCGTGGTGCGCGGTGCGCCTGTGGGCTCGGATGCGCGGCCCAAGCCGGAGCAGCGGTTTCGGGACGGGGCGCGGGTATTCCGGATTGTCGGGGTGGCCGAGTATGAAACCGACGCCCGCTATCTGACTTGCTTTGCCACAGAGGAGGTCGCGGGATGACCTATGCAGTTTCAGCCGCCTTACAAGCGGCGGTGTATGGCGCACTGGCAGGCGATGGGGAGTTGAGTGCGCTGGTCGGTGGTGCCGTGTTCGATGCGGAGCCTGCGGGCAGCCTGCCGGAGCTTTATGTGACTCTTGGGTCGGAGCGCGTGCGCGCGGGGTCCGACGCGTCGGGTGGCGGGGCGGTACATGAGTTTGTGATCTCGGTCGTGACGGACGCGGCGGGGTTCTCGACGGCGAAGCAGGCGGCGGTGCTGGTCTGCGATGTGCTGATCGACGCGGACTTGCCCCTGACGCGCGGGCGGCTGGTGTCGTGCCGGTTCCTGAAGGCGAAAGCGGCGCGGGCGGAGCGCGGCAATGCCCGCCGGATCGACCTGACGTTTCGAGCGCGGGTGGATGACGAGTGAGGTCTGCGGCTTTGGCGGGCGGCGGAATTAGGTATTTTTGAAGCAATGATGGGGGCGGGTGCTCTGCGGGGCGCGCGTTAACCTTAATGAAATATGGATGGAGATGAGCCATGGGCGTGCAACGCGGCAAGGACTTATTGTTGAAAGTGGATCTGACCGGCGACGGGCAGTTCGAGACCATCGCGGGCCTTCGCGCCACGCGGATTTCGTTCAATGCGGAGCAGGTGGACGTGACCTCGATGGAGAGCGCAGGGGGCTGGCGCGAGCTGTTGGCGGGTGCGGGGGTGAAGAGTGCTGCGATCTCAGGCTCGGGTGTGTTCCGTGACGAAGGCACCGACGAGCGGGCGCGGCAGATATTCTTTGACGGGGAAGTGCCGCAGTTTCAAGTGATTATCCCCGATTTCGGGATCGTGGAGGGGGCGTTCCAGATCACCTCCATCGAATACGCAGGGGCGCTGGAGGGGGAGGCGACGTATGAGATGTCGCTGGCCTCGGCGGGGGCGCTGACGTTTACCCCGATCCTTGATGCGCCGGTGGGGCCGTGATGGCGAACCCCTGGGCGGGCGAGGTCCGGTTGGTGCTGGACGGTCAGGCGCATGAGTTGCGCCTGACACTCGGCGCGCTGGCGGAGCTGGAAACGGATTTGGCGGGCGAGACCGTGCTGGACCTGATCGAGCGGTTCGAAGCGGGCAGGTTTTCCACGCGGGACGTGCTGGCATTGATGGTGGCTGGCCTGCGCGGTGGGGGCTGGCGCGGCGTGGCGGCTGATCTGGTGTCCTCGGAGATCGAAGGCGGCTTGCTGGAATGCACCAAGGTGGCGGCACACCTGCTGGCGCGGGCGTTTACCACGCAAGGGTCATGAGCGGCTTTGACTGGCCCGCCTTGCTGCGGGTTGGCGTGGCGGGCGGGCTAAAGCCTGCGGAGTTTTGGGCGCTGACCCCGGCGGAGCTGGTTTTGGTTTTGGGGCTGGAAGCGGTGGAGAAGCCGTTGAACCGCGCTCGGCTGGCAGAGCTGGAGCGCATGTATAGCGACATGAAGGGAGCGCCGTGATGGGTGTTTTGGACGGGATAGACGGGCTGGAAGGCCGCATCGAGGGGTTAGAGACGTCGCTGGGTGGCGCGGAAGTGGTCGTGAGCACCTTCGAGACGGAGTTGGCGGCGATGCGCTCGACGATGCTCTACACCTCGCGGGAAGTTGCGTCGCTGTCATTGTCGATTGGCGGTGGGTTGCGCAAGGCGTTCGAAGGGCTGGCCTTTGATGGCATGAAGCTGTCGGATGCGCTGAAAACCGTGGCCGAGAGTATGGTCAACGCCGCCTATAACACCGCGATGAGGCCGATCCAGAACGGGTTGGGCGAGGTGATCGCCAATGGGATGAACGGCTTGGTGTCGGGGATATTGCCGTTCAAGAAAGGCGGCACGTTTAGCCAAGGCCGCGTGATGCCGTTTGCAAAGGGGGGGGTCGTCAGCTCGCCCACGAATTTTGCCATGCGTGGTGGCATGGGGCTGATGGGCGAGGCGGGGCCCGAGGCGATTATGCCTTTGGCGCGCGGGCCGGATGGCAGCTTGGGGGTGCGCGCGGGTGGCGGCGGTCAGCCGGTGCAGGTGGTGATGAATATATCCACGCCTGATGTGGCGGGGTTCCAACGCTCGCAAAGCCAGATTGCAGCGCAGATGGGCCGGGCGTTGAGCCGTGGCCAGCGTAACCGTTGATCCTGGGGAGGACACATAGATGAATTTTCATGAAGTGCGGTTTCCGGCGTCTTTGTCCTTTGGCTCGCTGGGTGGGCCAGAGCGGCGCACGGAGGTGGTGACCCTCGCCAACGGGTTCGAGGAGCGCAACACGCCTTGGGCGCATTCACGCAGGCGGTATGACGCGGGCGTGGGGATGCGGTCGCTGGATGACGTGGAAGCCATGGTGGCGTTTTTCGAGGCGCGTCAGGGGCAGCTTTTCGGGTTCCGTTGGAAGGACTGGTCAGACTTCCGCTCGTGCAAGGCATCGGGAGAGGTGACGTTTGAAGATCAGGTGATCGGGCGTGGGGATGGCGAGCAGACCGAGTGGCCGTTGATCAAGACATATGCGTCTGGCGGGTATGACTACGCGCGGCCTGTGAAGAAGCCGGTTTCGGGGACCGTGTTAGTCGGGTTTGACGGCATCGTGCTGCAAGAAGGCGTGGATTGGGAGATTGATCTGAATACGGGTGTCGTGAGTTTTGGCGAGGCACCGGATGCGGGTGTGGAGATTACCGCCGGATACGAGTTCGACGTGCCCGTTCGGTTTGCGGTGGACGCGATCCAGACCAGTGTAGCGAGCTTTCAGGCAGGTGACGTGCCGAGCGTGCCGGTCTTGGAGGTGAGGGTATGAGCTTGCAGGAGCATTTGGCCGGTGGCTTGACCACCGTGTGCCGCTGCTGGGCTGTGACGCGGCGCGACGAGCGTGTGTTCGGCTTTACCGATCATGACGAAGGTCTGTCTTTTGAAGGGGTAGACTTCAAAGCGGACACGGGGCTGACAGCGAGTGCGTTGCAACAGGTCACTGGACTGGCGGTGGATAACACTGAAGCCGTGGGGGCGCTGTCGGATGACGCGGTGACGGAGGCCGACATCAATGCGGGGCGTTTTGATGGGGCTGAGGTGACCGCGTGGCTGGTGAACTGGCGCGACGTTGAGGCGCGGGAGGTACAGTTCAAGGGCTCGATTGGTGAGTTGAAACGCGCGGACGGCGCGTTTCACGCGGAGCTGCGCGGGCTGTCTGAGGTGCTGAACACGCCTGTAGGGCGGGTGTATCAGAAACCTTGTCAGGCGGTGCTTGGGGATAAGCGCTGCTGCGTTGATCTGACCGCGCCGGGGTATCGCAAGGAAGTGGCCGTTGAGCAGGTCGAGGCGGGGCGGGTGTTTCGCTTTGCCTCGCTGGCGGGTTTTGACGACCGCTGGTTTGAGCGGGGGCGGCTTGAGGTGCGCTCGGGCGCTGCCGAAGGCTTGGTTGCCATGGTCAAGAATGACCGTGTCGTGGAAGGCGCGCGGGTGATCGAGCTTTGGGAGGAGCTGCGGTTGCCGGTTGAGAAGGGCGACTTGGTGCTGCTGGAAGCGGGGTGCAACAAGCGGATCGAGACCTGCCGATTGAAGTTCCAGAATGTTGCCAATTTTCAAGGCTTTCCGCATATTCCGGGTGAGGACTGGCTGATGACCTACCCGCAGGACTCGGGCGTCAATGATGGCGGGAGCCGTTATAAATGAGTGGCATTTCTGAACAGATAGTAGCGGAGGCTCGGGAGTGGATCGGCACGCCCTACCTTCATCAGGCGAGTTGCAAGGGGGCGGGAGCTGATTGCCTTGGCCTTTTGCGCGGGGTGTGGCGGGCTGTTTATGGCACGGAGCCGGAAGCGGTGCCCGCGTATTCGGCGGATTGGTCGGAGCCGCAGGGTGAGGAGCGCCTGTGGGCGGCTGCACGACGGCGGCTGGTTGCCAAGGCGCTGGATGAGGCCGCGCTGGGCGATGTGGTGCTGTTTCGCATGCGCGAGCAGGGGGTCGCCAAACATCTGGGGATCACCTCGACACTGGGCGATGCCCCGAAATTTATTCATGCCTATTCGGGGCATGGGGTTGTGGAGTCTCCGTTCTCGGAGCCTTGGGCACGGCGCGTTGTCGCGCGATTTGAATTTCCGAAAGCAGGTAGCTGATGGCAACTATACTTCTCTCTGCGGCGGGGGCCGCTGTTGGCGGCGCATTGGGCAGCGGCGCGTTTGGGATCAGCTCTGTCGTCATCGGGAGGGCCATCGGCGCGACGATTGGCCGTGCGATTGACCAGCGACTTCTGGGGGGTGGCTCCCAGACGGTGGAGACCGGCCGTCTGGACCGGATGCGTGTCATGGGTGCCAATGAGGGCGGGGTGATCCCGCGTGTGTTTGGGCGTATGAGAGTGCCCGGGAACGTGATCTGGACCTCGCGATTCAAGGAAAAGGTGACGGTTACCCAGCAGCGGGGAGGCAAAGGGGGCGGCCCCAAGGAGACCACGCGTCAATACAGCTATTGCATCTCGATAGCGGTTGCGTTGTGCGAGGGTGAGATCGCCCGCGTTGGCCGGATCTGGGCGGATGGTACGATCATCCGCAAGTCGGATCTGAGCTTGCGGGTGTATCGCGGCACCAAGGACCAGCAGCCTGATCCTGTGATGAGCGCCATTGAGGGAGACGGAAGCGTTCCTGCCTATCGAGGGCTGGCCTATGTCGTTATTGAGGACATGGACCTCAGCGAATACGGCAACCGCGTGCCACAACTGACGTTTGAGGTGATCAGGCCATCGCGGGCGGAGGGCATCACAGAGCCGTTGGTGTCGGACCTAGTGAAAGCTGTTGCTTTGATGCCGGGTTCAGGAGAGTTCGCTTTGGCGACGACGCCTGTATATCGCACAGGAGAGTTCGGCGAAGAGGTTGCGGCGAATGTGAACAGCGCTGAGGGGGTGCCGGACTTAGTGTCTTCATTGGATGCATTGACGGAGGAATTGCCAAAGTGCCGATCCACCTCGCTTGTGGTGAGTTGGTTTGGAGATGACCTACGCGCTGGGCATTGTCGCGTTGCCCCGAAGGTGGAGGATCACGCGAGCACTGCTTTTGCCATTGGGAGTTCACCGATAGCAGGCGCTGATCCGTCGGTGTGGTCGGTGTCCGGGGTTGCGCGCGAGCAGGCTCAGATGGTTGCCCGAAAAGATGGTGTGCCTGTCTATGGGGGAACGCCGTCTGATGCTTCGGTCTTGGAGGCCATTGCCGCGCTGAAAGATGCCGGTCAAGGCGTCATGTTCTACCCGTTTATTTTGATGGAGCAACTGGAGGGGAATACTCTGCCTGACCCGTATAGCGGCAATGCTGGACAGCCTGCGTTGCCGTGGCGTGGGCGGATCACGTCTGAACGGGCGCTCGGGGTTGCGGGCTCTACCGATGGGACGGCGGCTGCCACTGCTGAGATTGCGGCGTTCACGGGGGCCGCGCAGGTTTCCGACTTCGCGGTAAGCGGTGGTGCGGTGAGCTATACTGGCCCGGCCGAATACACTTACCGTCGGTTTATTCTGCACTACGCGCATTTATGTGCTGCTGCCGGAGGGGTTGAAGCGTTCTGCATCGGCTCGGAGATGCGAGGTCTGACGCAAATCCGGGACGCCAGCGGGGGCTTTCCTGCGGTGGAGGTGCTTCGGGTACTGGCCGCAGAGGTGCGTGGGATCTTGGGTGCAGAGGTCAAGATTGGCTATGCTGCCGATTGGTCGGAATATTCTGGGTATCAGCCGCAAGATGGCTCAGGCGATTTGCTGTACCATTTGGACCCTCTTTGGGCGGACGACGCGATCGATTTTGTTGGGATCGACAACTACATGCCGATTTCTGATTGGCGCGATGGGGAGACGCATTTGGATGCGGATTCTGGCTCAATCTACGATCTGGACTACCTGCGCGGCAATATTCGCGGCGGTGAAGGCTACGACTGGTACTACCGCGACAGTGAGGAGCGGGCGTTGCAGATCCGTACTCCGATTGAGGACGGGGCGCATGGGGAGCCGTGGGTCTATCGCTACAAAGATTTATGGAGCTGGTGGGGCGAGGCACATCATGAGCGTGTTGGCGGCGTGCGGTCCACTGAGTCGAGTGCATGGGAGCCACAATCGAAGCCGATCTGGTTCACCGAGATGGGGTGCGCTGCGATTGATAAGGGGCCGAACGAGCCGAACAAGTTTCTTGACCCGAAATCGAGCGAGAGTGCGATCCCGCATTTCTCCAATGGCAAGCGGGATGACTATGTGCAGATGCAATATCTGCGCGCCTACTACGGGTTCTTCGGGGCTGTCGAAAACAACCCCGAAAGCGCAGTCTACGGCGGCCCCATGGTGGATATGTCGCGGGCGTTTGTCTGGGCGTGGGATGCAAGGCCCTGGCCGGACTTTCCGAGCAACCTGTCGGTTTGGAGCGACGGGCAGAATCACGTGACGGGGCACTGGCTGACGGGACGGACCTCGGTGATGCCGCTGGCGCATGTGGTTGGTGAGATATGCGAAAGCGTAGGGCTGTTGGCGTATGACGTGGATGGTCTGCATGGGATCGTGCGCGGGTTCAGTGTGGCTGAGTTCGACACACCGCGTTCGGCGTTGCAGCCCTTGATGATCGCGCTGGGGTTTGATGCCATAGAGCGTGGCGGCAAGGTCGTGTTCCAAGCGCGCCAAGCTGCCCGTGATGTGGCAATCAGCGACGCGGAATTGGTCGTTGATGGTGGCGAGGCTGCGCTAGAACAGATGCGCACGCCGGAGGCTGAGGTCGTCGGTGAGGTACGCCTCGGCTATGTCGAGGCCGAGGGCGAGTTCGTCGCACGTGTGGCGGGTGCGCGGTTCCCGCATGACGGGGCCGCGGACGTCACCCAAAACGAGTTGCCGCTTGCGCTGACCGATGCCGAGGCCACAACAATTGCGGAGCGCTGGCTGTCAGAGGCGCGGGTGGCGCGGGATGCCGTGAGCTTTGCGGTGCCACCTTCACGCAGCGATTTGCGCGCTGGGGATTTGGCAGAGCTTGCCGATGCCCGTGGCGACACAACCTTGTACCGCGTTGATCGTGTTGAGGATCGCGGTGCGCGCCGTATTGAGGCGGTGCGGGTCGAGCGTCAAATCTACACGCCGAGCGAGGCGGTGGAGAGTGTTGGAGAGGTGCGGCCCTTCGCGGTTCCGGTGCCTGTGTCGGCCCAATTTATGGACCTGCCCTTGTTGAAAGGCGATGAGGTGGCGCATGCGCCGTATATTGCCGCGACGGCGCGACCTTGGCCGGGGGGCGTGGCGGTGTACAGCGCGTCTGAGGATAGCGATTATGCGCTGAACTCGGTAATTGAGACACCTGCAAGGATGGGTGTACTGGCGTCGTCACTTGGATCGGCGGAAGCGGGGCTTTGGCAACGGGGCGCGCCGATGCGGGTTAAGGTTTCGGGCGCGCCTCTGAGCTCGGTCTCGCGCGATGCGGTGCTGAACGGGGCCAATGTGGCCGCGATCGGAGATGGCTCGTCTGATGTGTGGGAGATCATCCAGTTTGCGCGCGCGGAACTTGTGGGGCCGGATACTTACGAGCTGTCTGATCTGCTGCGGGGCCAAGCGGGCAGCGACGGGTTGATCCCTGATATCTGGCCTGCGGGCAGCCGCTTTGTGATGCTCGACGGTGGCCCGACACAGATCGAGATGCAGGCATCAGCGCGCGGATTGGCGCGGCATTACCGGATTGGTCCGTCGTTGCGGCCTTATGATGATCCCTCGTTCCGTTACTATATCGAGGCATTCCAAGGGATTGGCTTGCGGCCTTACGCTCCCGCGCATCTTAAGGTGCGCAACTCGGGACCAGATATACAGGTCAGCTGGACGCGTCGCACAAGGGTTGATGGTGACAGCTGGGCGGCGGTCGACGTGCCGTTGGGCGAGGACGTCGAGCGGTATCTGGTGCGGGTGATCCAAGCGGGCAGCGTTGTACGGGAAGCCGAAGTTGGCGCGGCGGCATGGACGTATTCAGGTGCGGACCAAACGGCGGACGGGCTGACGGGGCCTTACACACTCGAAGTGGCGCAGGTGTCCTTGCGCTTTGGACCGGGACTTTTCTCAAGGATTGAAATTAATGGCTGA